GCCTCGGCGACGTGCACCACTGGGATCGCGGCACCTACCGCCGGATCCTGGTCGCCCTGCACGCCGAGCTCCTGCGCCTGCTCTCCGGCCTGAACATCGGCGTCGAACGCCTGGGCATCGAGCTGGAGGCCTTCGGCATCGTGCTGTTCCAGCGAGGGAGGGAATGATGGATAAAGATGGAGTGAGAGTCTACATCCAGCGCAACCCGGTCACCGCCCTGCTGGACGTCTGGATCACGATGCGGCGCGGCGACCGGATCGGGGTTGCCCAGCCGCTCGCATTCGAGGAGCGGCCGGCCGAGGATTACGCGGCCGCGATGCCCCGGCCCACGATGGAGCTGCAGATGTACGACAGCGAGCAGTTCATGCTCAGCCTGGCCGCCGCCCTGCAGCGCGAGGGCTACCAGACGCCCCGCCAGATCGAGCAGGCGGGGGTGATCGAGGCGATGCGCGAGCACATCGGCGACCTGCGGCAGGTCGCTGGTGTCGCGGAGGCAAAGCATGGCTGAGCCGACGAACGGGAACCAGGTGCAGCCGCCGGAGCGCGCGCAGCCCGACGAGGACCGCGCCCACCGGCTGGCGGAGCTCTACTTCAAGAGCCCCGAGTGGCTGCTGGGCCTGGCCTGCAACCTCTGCTGGATCCAGGCCCACCCGCACTGCGGGATGCCCCACACCAGCCAGCAGATGACCAGTCGCCAGCGCCACTTCGGCAGCCAGAGCAAAACCGTCCAGCGCGCCTGGATCGACACCGCCCAGGGCGTCGCCTTCAGCGTCTGCATGGGGCTCAGCGGCCAGCTGCAACTCGAGGACGGGCCCAGCGGCAAACTCTGGACACCGGACCAGACCCGAGGAGGCCAGGGGTGAGCGTCGTGAGGGACTTCACCCAGTGGCAACGATTGCGATACGGCACGCCAGCGCTGGCAACGACCGGGCATCACGGCAAGTTCTGGGGCGCTGTCAGCGCACCACGACCGGGCGATCGTGTGCGGCGGCTCGATGGTGCCTACAGCACGGTGAGCTACCCGGTGGCCAGCCTAGCGGAGATCAAGGGCCACTGCCACTATGACTGGGCCATGTGGTTCATCGCGCTGGCCGATGGGCGGCTGATCGTGGTTCGCCTGTGTCTGCGACATAAGGGTCGTGTCTGGCGGGAGCTGCAGCGCGAGCATTATCCGCAGCTGGAGGTGGCGCAGTGAGCGTCACCGTGCTGGGGATCGACCCGGGGCCGCGCGAGCACACCGCCGCCGTGGTGACCCACAACGCGCCGGCTGAGACCGCGTTCGGCACCGTCGAGAGCGTGCGCACCGGCGGCTGCGACGGCATCCCGATCGTCTGGCTGGTCAACGAACACGGCCAGGCCATTGGACACTGGCTGCACTCGCGGCTGGTGGTGCTGGAGTTCCCGGAGTGCCAGGGGCGCCTCCGCAACGCCTGGCCCGTGCACAAGGCCGCCGCGGTGCTGCTGGGCCGGCTGCTGGACGCCGGCTGCCAGGTCTACACCCCGCCCAGCCGCGTGATCTGGGGCGCGATCGTCGGCAAGGCGACCGCCACCGACACCGAGAAGCTGGCCTGGCTGCGCAGCCAGGGCCATCAGACGGGCAAAGGCACCCCCTTCGCCCATACGCGCACTCACAACGTCGACGCCTGGCTGGCCGCCCGCTGGGGCCTCCAGTGGCAAACGGCGGATGCCGACGCGCGCCGCCACCACCTGGAACCGTGGCTGGAGCCACGCAGCTGAGCGAACAGAAAAGCCAGTCAGGATCCTGAGAGGTAAACACGTGTCCCGCCGCCAGCGCCTCAGCATCGCCGCCACCCCCGAACTGCGGGAGGCGATCGAGCGCGTGCGGGAGAGCCTGCTGCTGCCCACCGAGGCCGCCGCCGCCCACTGGCTGCTGACCTGGGCCGTCCGTGAACTGACCCGCGAGGAGGCGCCGCAGCTTGCCGCGCACGGTCGCGGGCGGGGGCTGCCGATTGGCGGCCAGACGGAGGCCAACGGGCAGCCACTCGGCGACCAAGCGGAGGCCGAACGGCTGCCACGAGGGGGGATTCAGGGGGGAGAGGATTTTGATCAGCCGGGGATGGGGGAGGAGTCTGAGGGGGGGGCAGGGGCCGCTGGCGGCCAGACGGAGGCCGATGGGCTGCCACTCCCCGCCGATCAGCTGGACCGTGAGGTGGAGGCCTGCCTGGTGGAGCTGCAGCTGATCGAGGGCTGGCCGGCCGGGCGGCTGAAGGACCAGCGGCTGCTCCGCGAGCTGATCGCCGAGTTCCCGCGCGCCGATCCGCTGGAGGTGGCCAGGCGGCTCAAGACGGGCGCGATCGACAAGCCGATCAAACCGACGGGCGCCAGAAACCGGCTCAGAACCTATTTCGCCCGCGCCGAGAGCATGGGCCAGGTGCGCCAGGTGGCCGCCGCCCCGCGCGCCCCCGTGGCAACCGAATACGACGCCCCACCAGGGCTGGAGGAGTGATGTTTCGATTAGCTGGTCGAGTGCGTGATCCGATGTTTGCTGGGGCATTTGACGAAGACGTGCTTGAGAAGGCGATGGGCGAGGCAGTAGTGGCGTTGGCGGGTGAAATCAAGCTGCCGCGCGGTGTTCGCTACTCGTGCACGCTCAGGATCGAGCGCGGCGGTATGGGGAAGGGCGTTGATCGTTCTCATGCAATCGTCTGGGAACTGACGGAGGTTGACGATGGCTGAATCGAGGATCGAGTGGACGGAGATGGTCTGGAACCCGGTCACAGGCTGCACGCCGGTCAGCGCCGGCTGCGAGCACTGCTACGCGAAGCGGATGGCGACGCGGCTGGCCGGTCGCTACGGCTACCCTGCTGACGAGCCGTTCGCCGTCACGCTGCACCCCGACCGCCTGACCGAGCCGCTGCGATGGCGCAAGCCCAGGACGGTGTTCGTGTGCAGCATGGGCGACCTGTTCCACGAGCAGGTGCCGGATTACTACATCGACCGGGTGCTCGCGGTGATGGCCGCGCGCGAACAGCACACCTTCCTGGTCCTGACCAAGCGCCCCGCGCGCCCCCGTGGCAACCGAATACGACGCCCCACCAGGGCTGGAGGAGTGATGGCTGAACTGCGATGCATTCCAATGACCAAGCACCACCAGCAGCTGATCCTGTCCGGTCGCAAGACCACAACGCTGCGGGCCAAGCGCTTCGAGCCGGGCGTCTACCGGATGTTCAGCCGTGGCGCGGGCAGCCTCGGCTACCTGCGGGTGGCGCGCATCTTTGGCAGCCAGGTGCGGCCGGCGAGGGCGGGCATGGGCATCGTCGCGGCTGAGGGCTACGAGACGCGCGAGGCGTTCATGGCGGCGCTCACGAAGCTGCGGCTGGACCCGGACAAGTTGTACTGGCTGCACGAGATCGAACCGTGCGAGGAGACACAGGATGCCTGAGAGCAGAATCGAGTGGACCGAGATGGTCTGGAACCCGGTCACGGGCTGCACGCCGGTCAGCCGGGGCTGCGAGCACTGCTATGCGAAGCGGATGGCGACGCGACTGGCCGGCCGCTATGGCTACCCTGCTGACGAGCCGTTCGCCGTGACGCTGCACCCTGACCGCCTGACCGAGCCGCTGCGCCGCCGCAAGCCGACGACGTACTTCGTCTGCTCGATGGGCGACCTATTCCATGAGCTGGTGCCAACAGAGTTCATCGATCAGGTGTTCGCGATCATGCTGATGGCTGCTGATCGCTATGACGGTACGGAGGACAACAACATCGTCAAGACCGCGCAGGGATTCCAGGTACTGACGAAACGCCCACAGCGCATGCGGGAGTACCTGACAGACAGCGACGCGGTCAACCGCTGGTTCGTGAGTGGGAGAAGTTGGAGACCATCTACGAGCGGTTCATCAGCGCCACGGACATGGACGACAGGGCGGCTATCGGCGCGGAGGGATACAAGCTCCTGCTCCATCTGTGCGGCGAGATGGAGCACAGCGCCATGCCGGAGCAGCCGGCGTGACTAAGCAGCAGCCGTCGCGGTCCATCCCGTCGGATCCCGAGCTCGAGCAGTGCGTGCTGGGCGGGATCATGCTGCTGCCACAGCAGGCCTTCCCGCTGGCCGCCGGCATCCTGAGCGCCGAGATGTTCTGGATCGAGGGCCACCGCGCCGTCTTCAGCGCGATGGGCGCCCTGATGAACCGCGGCGTCCCGCCCGACGTCGACGCCGTCCGCGGCGAGCTGAAAACCCAGGGCCGACTGGACGTGCCGGTCGGCGGGGCCGGCACCCTGCTCTCGATGATCAACGCCGTGCCGACCGCCGCCAACGTGGAGCCCCACTGCCGGATCGTCGCCGAGCTGGCCTACTTCCGCGCCCTGATCCGCGCCAGCACCCAGATCATCGAGGAGTGCTACCGCCGCGAGCTGAGCCTCGCCGACGTGCTGGCTCAGGCCCACAGCGGCATCGCGCAGCTCAGCGCCGGCGCCGTCCGCGAGCCGAGCGAGGCGCTGGCCGACATCATCGCCGAGACCTACGCCGGCATCGAGCAGCGGGCCCGCGAGGTCGCCGAGCTCAAGCGTGAGGGTAAACGTCACCAGCTGGTGCGCGGGATCCCGTCGGGCCTGCCGGACCTCGACCGCCTGATGCGCGGGCTGAAGGCGCGCCAGCTGATCATCATCGCCGGCGCCACCAGCATGGGCAAAACCGCGCTGGCACTGGAGCTGGCCTGCCACTGCGCCATCGAGCGCCGGCTGCCCGCCGTGGTCTTCAGCCTCGAGATGGGTGCCGACGAGCTGGGCGAGCGGCTGCTGGCGATGCGGACGCGCCACGTGCGGCAGGACAAGTTGCGCGGGATCCCGACGGACCGCTTCGACGCGCCGGACCTGACCGACGCCGACTGGCAGGTGCTGCGCCGTGCCCGCGCGGAGCTGAGCGAGGCGCCGCTCTACCTGCGCTGCCCGGGCCGCCTGACCGTCGACGACCTGCGCGCCGCCCTGCGGAGCGAGCAGAGCGAGCACCAGGTGCAGCTGGCGATCGTCGACCACCTCGGCCTGATGCAGGCCGACGACTCGCGCCAGAACCGCTACGGCCAGGTCAGCCAGCTCAGCCGCGGGCTGAAGCAGGTGGCGCGCGAGCTGGACATGCCGCTGGTGGTGCCGCACCAGCTGCACCGCATCGGCGCCGAGCGCAAGAACAAGCGCCCGCTGCTCAGCGACCTGCGGGACAGTGGCAGCGTCGAGCAGGATGCCGACGTGGTGGTCGGGCTCTATCGCAAGGATTACTACGAGCGGCAGGAGGGGCGCGACCTGGGCACCACCGGCCTGCCCGAGGCGGAGCTGATCGTGCTGAAGAACCGCAACGGACCGACGGGCACGGCCGAGGCGTGGTGGTACGAGGCCATCACCCGCTTCCTGCCCAAGGCGCGGGGAGCGTGAGTCCGCGGGTGATCCTGTCCCGCCTGCCGACGCGGACCCTGCGTGATGTCCACCAGATTCCCTGTCACTCCGGCAAGTCAGCCGGTAGCACGCGGCGGTCCCGCTCGCCGGCGCCGACCACTGCGGGGGCTCCAGGTATGCTTTCCCCACGGCTTGACAGGTTGACCCACAGGTGCTACTCTGCGCTCCGCAGAGGCGGTGCTCAAGCCGCACCTGCCCTCCAGCTCAGCCGCGGGGTCCCCTGCTATTGAAGCCCACTTGCGGACGTCCACGGCGCGTCGATCAGTCCCACCGCGTGCGCCATCTCCCTGGCCTCCGCTCCAGGGAATCTCGGGGGTGGTGGGGGCAGGGCGTCACGCCTGCACCCCTGCGTGATGGGATTGGATCGTTCGTTCCTGTGTTGATCGGGGTTGAGCGCGGGCCGGCGGCGGGCGGGGCGAGGGCCGCGCCGACCGGCCGGCATCCCCCCATCGCCCCCCCTTCCCGTATTAGTGCTGCGGAAAATTTTCGGGTTTTGGGGGCTCCGCGGTGCGCGGCGAGGTGGAGTGACGGGCGTCGGCTGTGGGCGTCACGCAAGGGTTCCAGCGTGAAGGCGGGAGGGTTAACGGGGAAAGGGCGGAGGTTCGGGGCGCTGGCGGCGATTGGCAGGGGGAAGGAAGGAACAGGCCCCCGTCTGATCACTGTGGCCGAGGCCCAGGAGAGCATTCACGGGGGCACCGCAATAAGTATACCATGCCGGCGGGGGTGGGGGCGTCACGCTGGGGTTCCACGTGAAACTGACGCAGACAGGGGCTTGACAGATGGCATCACGCAGGGTAGAATGACCTGCGAGGTGACCAATGGAGCGGAAGCGTGCCCTGATCTATCTGCGGGTATCGACCCGCGAGCAAGTTGAAAACGGGCTGAGCCTGGATACGCAGGAGGAGCGGCTCTTAAGCGGCTGCGAGTTCTTCGGCTACGAGGTGGCGGGCGTGCTGCGCGAGAGCGGAGTCAGCGCCGGCAAGCCGCTGAAGAACCGGCCGGCGGGCAAGCGCCTGCTGGCGGCGCTGGCGGCGGGCAAGGCCGATGTGGTGATGGCGGTCAGCCTGGACCGGCTGTTCCGCAGCCTGATCGAGTGCGGCGAGCTGGTGAAGGACTGGGATCGCCGCGGCGTGGTGCTGCGGACGCTGCGGGAGGGCGTGGACACGTCGAGCAGCATGGGCCGGTTCCTGGTACATATCGCGGCGAGCGTGGGTCAGATGGAACGAGAGCAGCTTGGTGAGCGGGTGAGTGAAGTGCTACAGCACAAGAAGCTGCGCCGCCGCCGGTACACGAAGCGGGTCTACGGGTTCCGCGACGAGCACGGGCTGATGGTGGAAGTGCCGGCGGAGCAGGCGGTGATCCGCCGGATGATCCGGCGCCGCAGCGAGGGCGCGAGCCTGAAGGCAATCGGCGAGGAGCTGATGGCCAAGGGCTGCAAGGCGCCGAACGGCGGCAAGCGCTGGCACCCGGAGACGGTGCGGCGGATAGTGGAGAACGAGATCCATGCCGGAAGCTAAGAGCAAAGCACCGGAGGCGCCCGCGGCCCCGAAGTACCCGCAGATGCCGGAGCCGCTGGAAGCGAAGGACCGCGAGATCCTGGAACTGATCGACTGGCACTGGCGGTGGGTGACGAGTCAGCTGCCAAGCGGCAAGCACTCGCTGGCGATGCGCAGCGACGCGATGATCAAGAACATCGGCGTGCGGATCGACCTGCTGAAGGTGGAGCGCGGCGGCGCCGGCGCCCTGGGACTCAGCCTGGATGAAGTATTGGGAGCACTGAGTGCGGAGGGTCGCCCCCCGACAGTTGACGATGGCGCGGGTGGAGAGAATCCTGCGCCTGCTGCTGGCGGTGACGAGTAACCTGCCGGAGGACGACCGGCCCGGCTGGTGGCGGCCCTGGCAGCCGCAGATCCTCAGTTCCCTGCTGGCCCATCCGCGGGTGATCCTGCAGGGCTGCCGGCAGGCGGCGGGCAAGAGCTACGTGGCCGCCCTGTGGGCGGCGATCTACATCATCTGCGGCTACCGCGTGGCGATCGGGATGCCCTCGCTGCGGCAGTCGAGCCGGATCCTGCTGCGGCGCATCCTGCTGTGGATGCTGTGCGTCGAGCAGGTGATGGGGCTCAAGCGCCGCACCAACAACGTGCTGGAGGTGGAGTGGAACAACGGCGGCGGCCTGATGGCGCTCTCCACCAACGAGGCGGCGGAGAAGGGGGTGCAGGGCTACACCTGCGCGCTCTTGGTCATCGACGAGGGGCACGAAGCGCCCAATGATATGTTCGGCGCCTACTCCCCGCTGCCGGCGATCGCGCTCAAGCGGGGATATGGCTCGATCCTGATCCTCGGTGTCGGCGGACCGCAGGACACGGTGATCGAGGCCAAGAAGCCCGCTGGCTATCACCTGGAGTTCTGGGACGACGAACGAGTGCTGGCGCTGGATCCAAGCTGGCGCGACTACTTCGAGCAGCAAAAGCTGGAGCTGAGCCAGGACGAGTATGACAAGAACTTCCGCTGCCTGCCGGTCAGCGCGGGGCAGCGGCGGGTGTTTTTGCAGCTGGTGGAACATGCCGTGCCGCCCGGACCGGTGAAGCCCGAGCTGTACTTCGCGATCGACGTGGGGAAGATCGTGGACACCACCACGCTGCTGGTGGTGGAGCAGCGCGGTCCGGCGGCAAACGTGCTCAGCGATCGCCGCTGGCGCGGGACCAGCTATATCGACCAGGTGCAGGAGGTGGCGGCCTTCATCGACGAGGGCTACACGTTCAATCCCTACAACGTGGCGGTGGAGACCAACGGTCCGGGCGAGGTGTTCCTGGACGCGCTGCGCCGCGTGTATCCGTTCAGCGGGGCGCGGGGGGTGAAGACGACGGACAGCCCGGGCAGCCGCCGCAAGACGCTGTGGATCCAGCGCCTGCAGCGCCGGGCTGAGAAGGGCCTGCTGGGGGTGGTCAACCCACAGCTGCGCGCGGACCTGCTGAGCCTGGCCTACGAGGTCAAGGAGGACGGCCGGTATCTCTGGCCGCACAACGACAACCTCAGCGCCCTGTGGGTGTTTGAGAGCAATACCATGCACGCCGTGGGGGTGTGAAATGACACTCGAAGTGAAGGCCGGACAGGCTGCCGTGGCCCGCAAATGGGAGTTCCAGCCAACGCAGCTGGGGCGGGACATCTATAACAAGCGGTCGATCACGTCGCTGGCACGCTCGCCGGTGGACGACCTGGTGAGCTTCGTGATCGGCGGGGTGACGGTGGTCAAGGGCGAGCCACCGCTGGAGCTGAAGGAGTTGGCGGAGCGGCGAATCACCCAGGGCTCGATCGTGATCGAGCAGGGTGACGGCGGCCCGCAACTGGTGGACGACGTCTACGCGCCGTCACAGAGGCGGTTCTACCAGTACCTGCGCGATAAGCAGGGCCGGATGGACCTCGTGGTGCCGGATAACAACATGGATCGGGTCTACACGAAGGTGACGCGGGTCTTCGAGGTGTCGGGCTCCGGCTGGTCAGAAAAACTGGTCGAGCAGCTGGGGGTGCCGGGGCGCGAGAAGACGGTCAAGGCCGTCGAGGGACCGGAGCTGGTGACCATCGACAAACAGCAGCTGCTGGTGTTCCCGGGCGGGCGCGGCCCGCTGTACTGGGCGCAGCATACGTTCAACGCGATCGAGGAGAACGCCCAGACCCAGCGCCACGTGATGACGGGGATCAACCTGCTGCCGATCATCAGCGGGAACGTGGGCAGCGCCGACGAGGCGAGCGCGGCAATCAACAGCGCCAGGAACGCGATCATCTTCCCGGGCGACGTCAGCGTGGACCGCGTGATCAGCAACGCGGTGATCGGGCAGCTGATCAAGGAAGCGGCGGAGCGGCGCAGCGACTATATCGATGCGATGAACACGGTCGAAAAGGACACGCCGGAGCGGCCGGTGGCGGCGGACCGCGAGCAGCGCAGCCGGGCGATGACGCAGTTCGTGAACGATGAACGCAAGGCACTGGCGAGGATCATGGCGGTGCTGGGGGTGGAGCTGCAGTTCGACCCGTTCATCGTCAAGACCGCCGCCGAGCGGAAGCTGGAGGGGGAGATCCTGCAGATGGTGGAGATGGAACTGACGCCCGAGGAGCGCAGCCGCAAGAAGCGGGAGCTGGTGGGGCTGCCCGAGCGTGACAAAGTGCCTGTGGCCCCATAATGCCGTACGCATCACGCAGGGTAGGGCTTGACAGAGCGTGATAATCAGGGTATAACCCAAAGCGAGGACGCCGAGATGGCGAAGAACACGAAGAAGGAATACAGCGCCGAGGAGATCAGCGCAGCCCGCAGGAAGCTGGCGGCGGAGCACGGCGTGGACGACGATCTGGCGACGCTGGTTACGGGGCAGAGCCCCGAGGAGATCGAGGCCCAGATGAAGCTGGTGGGGGCGCTGACCAAGCGGATCCCGGCGGCGCCGACTGAGGAAGATAGGGACGACGATAAGCCGAAGGACGAGGACCAGACCACGGAGGGCGGCAAGTTCGACCCGGTGATCTTCGACCAGATGCTGGACAAGCTCATCGGTCGCTTCGGCGAGGAACAGGTTCAGCGGCACCTGGCGAAGCGCCTGGGGGTCGACACGCTCAACAAGAAGATGGCGGACTGGGAGCTGAGGACGGCGCGGGCAGAGCTCGCCGCCAAGCACAAGCTGACTCCCGAACAGGCCGCCGAGATTCCGGGCAGTACTCCAGAGGAGCTGCGGCGGAACATGGAATGGGCCGCGAAACAGACGGAGGGTGCGGCCCAGGATCAGCGCGCGGCGGGAGCCCAGAGCGGCGGCTCCGCGCGGATACCGATGCGGACAATCGCTGGAGGCGGGGCCAGGGAGCCCAAGACCGTCGAGGAGGCCGAGGCGGCCTTCGACGGCGTACCCCCGGCCTTTGACACGCGCCAGCGTTAAGCGGCAGAGCCGCACGACAAGGCAGAGCCTGCATCAACGGCTCAGAGAGCCATGTGTTCTGACACCCAGGGAAGGAGTCATGCATGGCGGCATTTGGCACCAGAACGGAGCGCTTCACCGAGCTGTTTAACGCCCTGTTGAAAAGCGACGGTGGGATGCTCAACATGCTCAACGACACCGCGATGGTGCCGGAGGGCGCACAGGCCGGCGCGATCACGACGCGGATCACCACGGCGGTGACGCTGCAGTCGACCACCGACGGGACGCCGCTGGCCAACAACGCGGCGCGGACGGAAGTGGGGCTGACGGTGTTCGAGGGCGTGCACACGATCTCGCTGTTCGAGTACGAGCTGCGCCAGTTCGACGGCAAGGCAGAGAAGAAGGAGGTCAAGGCCTTCGTCAGCGCGGCGCGGGTGGCGGCGGAGACGGAGATCATCGCGGATTTTGTGGCGGGAACACCGGGAGCGACGGAGACGCTGCCGGCCGGCCAGATCAACTTCGGAACGGACGGCACGGACGCGGAGGCCTACACCACGATCGACAAGCTGGACCAAGCGATCGCCTACGTGGACGTGAACACGGCGGGCGCTGAGGATGGCCAGACATTCATCGTGGTGCCCAAGGCCTGTTACGGCAAGCTGATCAGCCTGCGCGGCGTCAGCCGGCTCAGGGGCGACTTCGATCGTGAAGGCCGGCGGTGGTACTACCAGGGCTACCCGATCTTCAAGACGAGCGTGACGACGAACTTCGGCGGGGCCAGCAAAGCGGCCGCGTTCGTGGTCAACGTGGACGCGGAAGCGCTGGTGTGGACGGATATGACGATGCCGACGGAGGAATTCACGCACCACAGCGACAACATGTGGAAGCTGTTCCTCAACACCTACGGCTTCGCGGGGCTGATCCAGGCGTCGCACTATGCCGAGGTCGCGAACCCGTCGAGTTAGCAGATCATGGCAGGAACCATCAACGAGTTCAGTCTGACGGACGAGGTCAAGCGGCGGCTCGACGACCTCAGTGGCGAGTGGTTCGACACCGACACCACGGAGGTCTATCGAGGGTTCCTGCTGGATCACGTGCTGGCCGATGAGAGGGAGTACGAAGTGACGAAACGCGGGACGGGGATCTTCACCTGTAGCACGGTGGAGAGCCCCGTCGCGCTGATCTGTACGGACAGCCCGCAGTTCACGGCGGAGGACGGCGTGACCTACAGGCTGTACAGCCTGGGGCTGAAGATCTACGTGACGGCCAGCGCCGCGACGGCGAGCTCGATCAGCGTGACCGGCGTGCGGGTGAACTTCCGCGAGGCCAGCGCGCGGCTGTTCGAGTACCTGGCCGGGCACGAGGCGCAGAAGATCAGCGAAAACCTGAGCGACCACAGTCACAGCCCGGAGGACGTGGCGGCGCGGCTGACACTGATGGCCTCGCGAATCCGCGGGCCGATGGGAATCTGAAGGAGCAATCAATGCTATACACCATGACGCCGATTCAGCTGACTGAATACGGCAAGAAACACTGGCTGGTGGACCTCGGCTGCGAAGCGCCGAGCGGCGGCCGGCAGGTGGCGCGGACGGAAGGGCTGGACGGCGAGACGCTGTTGTTCGACAGCCGCGCCGAGGCCGAAGCCTGGATCAAGGCCAACCCCGACTGGGTGCAGACGACGCGGAAGCACGTCACCCCCGGCAGCCGCGGGTCCGGCGAGTGGGCGGACACCAGTGTCAAGAAGCTGCGGCCGCTGATCGCGGAGTGCACGGACGTGAACAAGCTGCGTGAGTTCGTCGAGACGGACGAGCGGAGCACGGCGGTCAAGCTGGCGGAGGCGCGGATCGCGGAGCTGGAGGACGCTAGCTAGCTATGCCCAAGCTGATACCAGTCAAGGCGGGCACCTATGAGCCGGTGTTCGTGAAGATGGACGATGGCAGCGTGCTGTGCGACGACGGCAAGCCGGCGGAGTTCAGCCGGCGGGAGGCGCTCTGGACGAGTTGCCACCGCCGGCCGCTGAAGGAGTGGCTGGCCGGCAAGGGCCGCACGCGCAAGAAGGTGAAGCTGCCGGGCGAGAGCAAGGCGACCGGTGGCGGCGCCTAAGCACCAGTGGGGCAAGCTCAACTGGGCGCTGAACCTGGAGAAGCTGGTCAGCGCCTGGAAGCGGGAGCTGGCCGGCAGCAGCCGCAGCCACCGGCTCCAGCGAGTCCTCAAATTGAAAAGTGTGCGCGGCACGGTGAAGGACCGGCTGGTGCTGACGGTGCGGGCGGTGCCCTATGCCCGGATCCAGGACCAGGGCGGCCGGGTGCCGGCGAGATCGGCAAAGCCGCCCAGGCGGGTGATGCGGTTCAAGGCCAGGGACGGCCGGATCCTCTACCGCCGCCGGGTGAAGGGCTTCACGATGAAGCCCAAACACTGGGTGCGGAAGGGGTTCGACCGGTTCTGGAAGGCCGGCAGCTATCGCGGCGCCAGGCCGCTGGCGGTGGGCTGGAGTGACTGATGGCAAGTAAGTACGGCGCAGTCAGGGCGGCGATCGCGACGGCGGTGGCCACGGCGGCCACGCTGAGCTACTGCGGCGACTCGGCGCCGACCAAGAAGACGACGTTCCCATACGCCTGGCTGACCTTCAGCCAGGCGGAGTACGAGGTGAGCAGCGGCAACAGCGAGCTGCTGATCAAGCTGCCGTTCAGCATCGAGGTGCACGGCAAGAATGACGAGCAGGTGCAGACGGCGGTGGAGGCGATCGACGGACTGTGGCTGTTCAGCGACTCGGCGCTGACGGCCCTGCAGGCCGCCGGGGCGCAGTTCTGCTATCCCCAGTACTGCGCGCTGCCCCAGGCGAGTGGTGAGTCGGACAAGCACAGCTTCGCCGTGCTCGAGATGATGGTGCAAATCGGGAGGACATCGTGACAACCGTGAGACTAATGTCTGAGAGCCAATTGCAGTGGGCCGCCGGTACGGTGGGCACCCCGGTGGCGAACGCGGCCTACGCGGTCTGGGGCCTGACGCCGACTGCCGAGTACATGGACATGATCGAGGGCAGTGCCCACGTCGGCTCGATGCAGCGCGGGCACAGCCGCAAGGGCAAGCGCTATACCGGCGTCGGCTTCACCAGCCGGCTCCGCGGCGCCCACACCAGCGACCAGGCGCCACCCGAGGGGGCGCCACTGCGGGCCTGCGGGTTCAGCGAGAACTCGGGCGGCACCGGCAGCGGCAACCTGGCCTATACCTACATCCTGGCCAACCAGCGGCTGCTGACGGATACCCCCGCCGGCGCGCTGGACCCGATCGACCTGACCCACAACGTCAGCCGGCTGGAGCGGATCCTGAAGGACTGCGTGGGCAACGTGCGGCTGGAGCTGGTGGCCGGTGAGTTCGGCCTGCTGCACTTCGAAATGGCGGGCACGGTGGACACGGGCGAGGCGACCGATGCCAAGTCGAGCGCCGCCGAGGCCAACCTGGAAGCGCAGACGGACGGCAGCGCCGCCTACCCGTGGCAGAACTCGTCGCTGACGATCAAGGTGGGCAGCGACGGGGCGGTCAGCAGCCTGCTCGTTCCGAGCTTCGAGATCAACGCGGGCAACAAGATCGTGCAGCAGCCGGACGGCAACGGCGTCTTCGGCGTCAGCGCGGCGCGGCTGGCCGGGCGGCTGCCGACGGCGACGATCCAGGTGCGGGCCGACGAGGAGAGCGTGATCAACTTCGAGGACGCCGCCGCCGCCGAGTCGATCATCGAGATCAAGGGGACGATCAACCCCAGCGGCGGGGTGCGCCAGATGATCAAGTTCGGCTGGCGGGGCTACATCCAGGGGATGCCGCAGCCGGAGGACGCCGACAGCCTGGGCTACTACCCGGTGACGATGGAGCAGAGCGAGACCAGCGGCGACGAGCTGTGGATCAGCTGGGAGTCGGATCCCGAGTACACCTACCCGTTCTAACGATGGACAACGTGAGGAAACTAAGCGAGATCAAACCGCCGCGGCCACTGCTGCGGCGCCGGCTGCTGGGCGAGGAGTGGCCGGTGGGCGACGTGACGTTCAAGCTGCGGGCACTGCCGGCGGCGATGGACGCGCTGATCAGCACGGACACGATGGCGGGCAGCCGGCCCGGGGAAAACCTGCTGCTGACGGTGCGGCTGGGCGTGGTCGGGATCCTGGGCCTCTGCGACGAGGACGGCCTGGCGGTGCAGCCGAAGTTCGAGAAGATCGAGATCGCCGGCCACTACTTCGAGGTGCTGAGCTGGGAGACGCTGAGCGGGCTGACGGACGGCGAGGGTGGCGGCAGCCGCCTGCTGCTGGGGCAGCTGGCGCAGCGGATCATGGACCTGACCCGGGCCGGAGTGGAGGAGCGACAAGCGCAGGATTTTACTCCACCCGCCTCAGCGGCTTCCGATGCCGAGGAGGCGGGGGATGCAGCTGCGTCGGACGAACGGTAACGCTGCACGACGCGGCGGGGACGCTGCTGGAAGTGGACTGCTGCGTGCACTCCCGTGACTGGGCGCAGGAGCGGTACGTGGAGGAGATGCTGATGCACAGCCAGCGGGGCCAGTCGGAACCGGCGGGGGCGATGCCGCGATGGCTGGCGGACCTGATGCTGACAGCGGAGCAGGCGACGCGGCGCCAGCTGGAGAAACAACGTGCGCCAGACTGAGGAGCTGGAAATCATCATCCGCGGCCGCGGGGCCAAGGAGCTGGAGCAGGCGCTCGGCAAGCTGCAGGCGCGCGGCGAGAAGGCCGCCAAGGGAATCCAGGGCTGGTTCGCGAAGATCACACCGACGCTCGGCGACGTGCAGCGGATCGCGGGGCAGGTGGCACAGATCTTCCGTGAGGCAAACCAGCTGGCGATCGACGCCGCTGAGTCGCAGAACATGGTCGCGACTTCATACGGCGATCTGACGGACGCGATCAAGGAATGGTCCGACGAGACGGTGGCCGGTCACATCTCGGCGCGCTTCGAGGTGGAGCAGACGGCGGCGACGTTCTTCAACATGACCAAGGCGCAGGGGCTGAGCCGCGCGGAAGCCTTCGAGATGAGTAAACAGCTGACGGAGCTGAGTGCCGATTTCAGCAGCTTCTACAACCTGCGCCCCGAGTTGGCGATCGAGAAGGTCTCCGCGGCGATCACCGGCGAGTACGAACCGCTGAAGCGGCTGGGCATCGTGCTGAACGAGGCCACGATCAAACAGCAGGCCTACAAGGATGGGATCGCGGAGACCGGCACGGCGCTGACCCAAACACAGAAAGTGCAGGCGGCCTATAACGCGATGATCGAGCGAGCCGGCCCGGCGCTCGGCGACCTGGCGCGCACGGCGGACGAGGCAGCGAACAACCTGAAAGCGATCGAGGCTCGCTGGAAGGAAATGCAGGTCGCGATGGGGCAGACCGGCAGCACCGAGGAAGCCGCCGCCGCGGCGGGCAATCTGGCCGGCAGCATCGAGCGAATGACGGAGGCGATCAAGGAGAACGACTCCTCGATCAAGGCCGGCGGCCAGACGCTGGAGAACCTGTCGATCGTGCTGGACAAGATCGTCGGGTTCCTCATCCTGGGGGACAAGTACGTCGGCCCGTTCGTGAAGTGGATCGCGAAGTTTCAGAGCTACGGGCTCGCCGGTGCGCCGAGTTGGAATGAGATTGCCACGAGCTGGGGGATCATCAAGGAGGAGGTCGAGGAGACGGTCGAGCCGGCGGAGGAGGTGGCGGGCAGTATGCAGGCGGCCGGCGCGGCGACCGGTGAACTGGCCGAGAATCTCGAGGGTGCCACGGAGGGCACCGACAAGCTGGCCTCGGCGACGGCCGGCCTGACCCGCGAGATCGAGAAGCGGGTCACGCACGAGCAGGCCCTGAGCCCGCTGCTGCAGAAGCGGCTGAAGCGCGAGCGCGAGCTGGCGGAGTTCGTCGAGCAGATCGCAACTGAACGCGAGGAGGCCAAGGCGCGCACGGAGGAGTGGCGGCTGGCGATCCTCGAGGCCTACACGGACGCCGAGGGCGCGTTCAAGCAATGGCTGGAAGTGCAGTACCCGGGCATCCAGCGCTGGGTCGGCTGGTACGACTGGGCGACGGCCTCCGTCAGCGAGAAGCTGCGGATGGTGTTCGACGAGCAGACGCGCCTGCAGCAGGCCGCGATGGGGATCAACACCGCCAACGTCGGCGGCGCACCCAGCGCGTCTGCCGGCGATGGCCCGCAGTCCGGCCCGGCCAGTGGCGGCGGCGACTACCGCCCCGGGGCTTCGGCCGCGGTGCTGAGCGGTGGTGGGGCTGGGGCGGCGGCGGGTGGCGGATCCTACTCCACCACCGGCATGGCCAGCGCCCAGTCGCTGACGCGCGCGCGGATGCGGGCCAACCAGGCGCTGGGCTTCGAGAAGTACGACATCACGCTCAGCGACCTGCCCTACTACACCGGCCGCGCCGTGGCCCAGGCCGTCAGCGAGACGATGCGCCGCCCGTCGATGCAGACGCGCCTCAGCGCGCTGGGGGTGGGCTAGATGGCCAACGAGGGCCGCTTCCTGGTGACGGTCAACAACGGTGCGCCGGCCTACCAGAGCGCCGTCGATACGGGCGACGCCGGCACCTGGGCGGCCAAGACGATCAGCCTCAGAATCGTGGCGTTCAAGACGGCGGCCGAGACGGACGCCGACTTGGCGGGGGTGGTGCGCGCTGCGGTGGGGGGCTGGGATAACATCGCGATCCCGGCGAACTGCACGGTGCAGCTGACCTGCGTGGTTCCCAGCGACGACTACGACCACCTGGCGTTCGTCTACCAGGTGGGGGCGACCTTCGATGCCAGCGCGGCGGCCACGTTCTGCACGGCGGTGGTGACCAACACCACGGCGGTGCAGGCGCTGGTGGTGGTGGCCGACGACGACGACACCGGCACCATCACGCTGGGCGCGGCCGCCACGGAGATCGGGCTCAACCCGGTCTGGGGCACCCCCGCCCCGCGCCAGAACCTGGGCCGCGACCACGACGGCGGTGTCTACGGCCTGAGCCACGCGGTGGACCGTGAGAACGACGCGCTGCGGCTGGACTTCGAGGCGGGCACGGTGACCCAGGCGCAGTACAACACGCTGCGCGACTGGGCCCAGGCCGGCGTGACCGTCAAGGTGGACGACGGCGACACGGGCGCGCGGATCGGCACCTACCACGGCAAGCTGAGCGGGCCCAGCAGCATCGACAGCCACTGGAAGAACCGCGCCTATCCGAGCCTGACGCTGCTGGTGGAGAGCGAGGAGCTGAACTGATGGCGGCGCCCGCGCTGACACTGGTGATCACCACGCCCGACGGCAGCCAGACGCGCCGGGTCAAGCCGCCCTGGCTGCGGATCCCGCACGCCGAGTTCGGCGAGGCGGCGATGCTGATGTTCGAGCTCGACTCCAAGTTCGACGAGTACACGGACGAGACGGACATGGCGAACTTCATCCAGGACGGCAGCTGGGCGGTGGTCACCCGCGGCAGCCAGAAACTCTGGGAGGGCAAGCTGCGCGGGCCGGCGCGCGAGGAGCAGCTGGGCGAGGCGCAGCGCGTGATCGTCGAGGGCGTCGATCCGCTGGAGGCGCTGAACCACACCCTGGCCGGCGTCGGCACGGAGCGCCTGTTCCTCAGCCAGGCGGAGGAGTACGAGGGCAGCGCGGTGCCGCTGGTCCTGGGCGAGAGCAGCGTCGACGCCCAGTACCCCTACTACCCGGCGCCCGGCCACACCAACAACTACATGGACGACGGCGGCAGCTACGGCGCGGCCGAGGGCACGCTGGACGCCGACATCGGCAGCGGCGACACCTCGATCCGGCTGACGGCCATCACGGACTCAGGGTTCCCGCCGCGCGGCTACGCCAAGATCGGCAGCGAGGTGTTCTGGTACGACGGCCTGCACCCCGATCCGGGCGAGTCGAGCAAGTACACCTTCCGCAACTGCGTGCGCGGGGCCAAGGGCACCAGCGCCGCGGGCCACACCGCCGCCGCCAGCATCTACGCCAACGTGGCGCTGCCGGTCTGCACCAGCGACCGGATCCTGATCGAGGGTCAGGTGAGCAGCGGGCCCGACGTCTGGGAGCCGCTGGGCAGCGGGCAGTTCGACGTCAACCAGGCCGAGGGGCGCTTCGAGTTCAAGGGCGACCCGGAGGCCGCCCCCTACAACGCGGGCAGCGGCTACCTGGCGCTGCGGGCAACCTACACCATGCTGGACCTCAGCGACGCCGCGACGCCGACGCTGGAGAGCGTGGCCGACGCGCTGCTCAAGTTCAGCGGCGACGGCGGGCCGGCGATCGACGCGGGCAACATCGACATCGACATCGACCGCGTGGCGGTGGACCGGCTGAAGGTGGACCAGACCCAGCACACCCTGCCGGTGCTGCGCGGGCTGATCGCGCGGCTGGAGCTGGACGCGATGAACACCGGCGACGCCGTGGTGCCGTGGTACGACTCGGCAAACAGCAACTACTGCCTGCACAAGCTGACCCAGGCGGGCACGCCGGACCACGTGCTGCGCAAGTTCGAGCTGGTCAGCGAGCAGTTCGAGTCGGCGCGGCTGGCGAGCGCGGTGCTGGTCGGATGGCAGGGCAGCGGCCCGCCGCTGGCCAGCCCGACGCGCTGCTGGCACCCGGACCGTGGCGACGCCTGGGGCGGCCAGACCGTCAGCGGCTACCGCTACCAGTACGTGGATCGCGAGCTGGGCAACGGCTGGAACCTGGACGAGGCCTCGAGCGGCAACAACCTCTACACCCACCTGATGTTCGACGGCAACGAGAACTCGAGCGGCTGGGGCCTGCAGTTCCCGGCCGCGATCAACTCGAACACGGTGATCGTGTACTTCTGGAACCCCGGCAGCCCGACCAGCTACCCGGTCGACCACATCCGCTGCGTGCTGGATCTGCGCCGGTTCATCAAGAGCGTCGAGACGCGGATCGAGATCGTCGGCTACACCGGCTTCAGCACCGGCGACCCGCCGACACCGACCGGGCTGCTGCACCTCGACGACAACCTGATCTTCTGCCTCAGCGACGACGTGGGGCCCAGCACGGGCGCGGCGGTCAAGCGCGTCGGCTGGGTGGGCGGCGCGTTCTACGACGACACCCCGCCGGGCAGCTTCGGGGGGCGGCGATGACGGTGCTCCCCAGCGGCGACATCTGGCCCAGCGACGAGTTCAGCAGCGTGGTGCTGGAGGCGTTCGGGATCGGCAAGACGATCAAGGCGCTGGGCATCCGCGTGACCGGGCTGCCGCAGCTGACCGAGGACGGCACGGACTGCTGGCTGCTGGTGAAGGAGTTCCTGGCGACGATGAGCCCCTGGCGCGAGGCGCTGGTGAAGCTCAGCAGCGCCTACACCGGCAGCGCCGAGACGATCTACGCGCCGAACACACTGGCCAAGGTGGAGGACGCCCAGCTGGGGCAGCCGCGGGTGAAGATCGCGCCGGGCCTCAACGCGGCGTGCGAGTATCGCGCGCTGGCGGCGGCGCGCTACCTGGCCTGGAACGGGATCAAGCGGCTGCAGGTGCGGACCTACACGACGAGAAAGCCGCCCGCCACCCTGCCGGACCGCGCCGAGACGGTGACGATGGGCGACGGCTTCAGCGGGGTGGTCTTAAGCCGCGAGTTCGAGCGCGACCGCGGGGCGGAGCGGCTGGAACTGCGGCTGCTCAATCTCAACTATGGACTGGACTGAATAATGACAGTGGTGCCGGGACGGACGAGCGAGGACCAGGTGCTTCAGCTGCTGAGGCGGCCGGCACCGCCGCTCGGCCGGCTGGCTGCCGCCGGCTACCAGGACCGCGGGCGGCAGGCGCCGTTCACGGAGAACGAGTTCACGGTGGTGGCCGAGGATCTGGCCGACGACGGCGGGATCCCCGGGGCGCTGAGCGGCCGCCTCGACCAGTCGCTGGCCGACAACGCGACCACCAACATCACGCTGGGGGCGATCGCCGACATCACGGCGGCCTTCATCGACTACCACTGCATCCGCTCGACGGACACCGAGTGGGGGCAGATTCAGGTGGTGCTGCTGCAGGACGGCTCGACGGTGGAGGTGTTCAAGGATCAGCACTGGCCCAGCGGGCAGAGCGGCTGCGGGCTGACGATCAGCGGCGACGTCAGCGGCGGGAACCTGCGGCTGGTGATCACCACGAGCTCGACGGGCAGTGCCGCCGACTTCCGCGCGACGTTCCGCACGGTGGTACCCTGATGACATCTCGATTGTGGGAGGACCACATGGGTAGAATTGCGACATGGCTGGTGCTGCTGAGCGTGGTGGTGCTGCTGACCTGCAGCGCCTCGCGGCGCGGCATCGACGGCGATCCGGTGGTGCTGGTCAGCGGCAACCTGGACACCGAGACCAGCGAAATGGTGCTGAGCTACAACGGCACGGCGGGGCTGGAACTGAGCAGCGTGGGCTGGCAGATGGGGACGGGCGCCACCGTGCCGACGCTGGCGCTGGCCAGCAACACGCTGACGCTCTACACCTACGCCGGCACGACGGGCAGCCAGTACAACCTGCGGCTGGACACCGGCTCCAGCCACGTCGACAGCTACATCGAGCTGGACGCCAGCAACGTGCGCTACGGCGCCAACCAGAACTTCGCCGAGACCTTCGACGCCGGCGCGGGCAGCGACTACATCGCGCGCTACACCTCGTCGGCGACGACGTTCAACTACGGCCAGGCCGATCTGGATACCATGTTCAGCGGCAGCGGTGCGGGCAACTTGCTCAAGATCGACGCCGGCGAGTACGAGGTCATTATCGGCGGCGCGACTCCGAACGCCCTGCTGACAGTCGATGGCGTCGTGAGTCTGAAGGAAGTGGCTGCGCCGGGCAACACTGCGGCCTATGGCAAGCTCTACGCCGATAGCGGCGACACGCTGCTGTACTTCGTCGCGAGCGACGGCACGGCCTACGATCTGACGGCGGGTGGTGGCGGTGGCGGCGACTCGGACTGGACCGTCTCAGGTACTGACCTTGTTCCGTTCACGGCGGGCAACGACGTGGTCCTGCGCGCTGGCGAGACGATGGGGATCAGCGCCGGCGCGGCAGGTACTGAGGTGCTGTTCTTCAGCGTGACGGCAGACGCCGACAGCCGCTTCAGCATCGAGGCCGGCGGCGACCTGAACTGGGGCGACGGCACGGCCGTGCCTGACGTGCGGCTGTACCGCAGCGCGGCGGACACCCTCAGCCTGGACGACCTGCTGGCGGTCGCCAGCGCCGCCACCAGCGGCAGCACGCTGAGCGTCACGCGCGACCTGGCCTTGGCCAGCACGGATAGCCCAGTGGTGAGCATCGTGCAGGACAATGCGAGCGACGATCAGGCAGCATTCGTCATTCAACAGGACGGCATAGGAATCGGGTTGGCCGTGTTTGGCAATCAATCCGAAGTTGCGATTCAGGCTGTCTCAAACACGGCAACCGCGATCCAAGCCCATGCTTCCGCTTCATCCGGTGTTATTCACGGCATTTACGGTTACACGGATAGCAGCCACAATGAGGCCTATGGCGGTAGATTCGATCAGACGTTCGTGGGGCGGGATACGACATATTTTGAGCAGAACCCTGCCGTTTCGCCGGCCCTCGCGGACCCGCCTGGGGGGCAGGGCCGGCTCGGCTGCACGGCGGGGGACTGGTTCACCTGGGTGAACTCAGACGGCAAGGCGTACTCATACGCCGACGCGGACGGCGACACGCTGGTCCACGTTGAGGAGAGCGCTGACGAGGACAAGATCCGGCTCGACACCGGCGGGACGGAGCGGGTGGTGATCGACTCGACCGGGGTGGACTGCAGCGTGGAGGTCAGCGCCACCGGGAACTTCGACGTCGGCGGCGTGAACGGCGTGAGCGGGCTGGTGACGGTGATCACGGACGTGGATATTAACACCCAGCAGGTCAAGACGCGCGAACTCACCTTCACCGGCGGAATCATCACCAGCATTGGCGCGGAGTCCGGCTGGACTCCGGCGCCCCTGAACCCATAGCACGGAGGCTCTATGACGGAACAACTGATCGTGGCGCTGACGGGCAGCGGCGGGGCGATGATCGTCCTGTTCCTGCTGCTGTTCTGGTACATGCCGAAGCGCGACCAGCGCCACACGGAGACGATGCGGCGGATCAACGATGAGAATCGCGGGCTGGTGAAGGAGCTCGTGGACTCCCACGAGCGCTCGCTGGGCCGGCTGTCGGCGGCGCTGGAGCGCAACACCCGGGTGCTGTCGCTGCACAGCCGCGGGCGCCTGGTGCGGACACTGACCGAGCTGGGGATGGATCCCCAGGCCGCGATGCGCGAGGCGGAGCAGCAGATCCCGCTGAGCGCGGCGGCGGAGGTCCCGCTTGATTGACCTGTTCGCCGGCGGGCTGAGCCTGCCGGGCCGCGTGTACATCGTGTGCCCGGGGCCGAACGGCGTGGCGGCCTACGAAAAGGTGCCGCGCGGCGCCTGCGTGATCGCCGTCAACTACGGCGTCTGCGCGGGGGTGAAGCCGACCTACCACCTGGTGGCCGACGTGCGCGCGCCCTGGTCCTGCTGGTGGCCGGACCAGCTGCCGGACGGGGTGACCAGAATCTACAGCCGCGACCTGGCGGCGAAGGGGATCACCTGCGAGCGCAGCTTCAACCAGAACCCGCCGATGGGGGCGGGTAAGTACGAGCCGCAGTACGGCTGCCTGCGCTGCGGTGCGGGCGGGCTGGGCCAGGCGCTGCAGGCCTGCCACTGGTTCATGCCGGCGAAGGCCTGGGTGGGAATCATCGGCGCGGACCTGGACGGCGAGTGCTACTTCGACGGCACGGTGGTGAAGGCCTACCTGGGCGGCGACCACTGGCAGAGCCAGCGCCGGCGCGTGGAGCAGCTGGTGGACTACCTGCGCCGCCAGCGGGGGATGGTGATCGAGAGTCTGAGTGAAACGACACTGCGGATCTGATCCGCGAAGGAGGACGTATGTCCTGGATTTTGAAACTGTTGTCGAAGAAGCAGCTGCTGAGCCTGCTGTGGAGGATCCTGCGCAAGGTCTTCGGGCGGGTCTACGAGGACGCCGCGCGGCTGGTGGTCAAGGCCCAGCTGAACGGCGAGCTGAAGACCGGGCTGGAGCGCGCGCAGTGGGTGGCGCAGCACCTGCTCGGCAAGTACGACGAGCTCAGCGAGTGGCGCTGGGTGGTCAACCTGATCATCGAGGGCGCGGTCAGCGAGTACAAGCGCGACTTCCGCCCGCTCGAGCTGCTGAGGTTCGGGTAGTGCTGACCATCACGGACCGGCTGTTGGAGAAGCTGGCCGATGCGGCGTATGTCCGGGCGGCCGTGGCTCGCGCGCGGAAGCTGACGGGCGGGCCCAATGCCTGTGCCGCGACGCTCACCACAGTGCTGAAGGACCTCGGCCTGGTCGACGCCGTCAGCACCTGGACCAGCCACGTTATCGGCACCGAGAAGCAGCTGAGCAAACTGGAGCAGCGCTACCCGATGCTGCGCGTCCTGCACCCCGCCGAGATGCTGCCCGGCGACGTCTGCGCCAGCCGCGACCGGCCCGACGACTCAAACGACGCCCCCGACCACGTGTTCACCTTGGTCGGTGCGCCCGAGGGGCCAGACCGCGGCAACCCGTTCGCGCTGGTGGTCGACAACTACTGCCGCTCGGGCAGGCCGTACTGGCGCAACCTGGGCAGGAGCGGATGGTACAAGGGCGCCTGGCGCGGCAAGACGCCGGTGGCCTACGCGCTGCGCTTCGTCGACCAGCCCCTCTGCGACGACGCCGCGCACCTGGCTCGCCAGCGGGTCGTCGACGCCCTGGACGAGGTCTACCGCGCCACCGACGGCGCGTTGCTGCCCCAGGCGGTCCTGCACCACCTCAATTTGTTCCGTTGGTCGCCAGAGCTTCGGGAGTTCAAGCCGCGATCAGCTGCGTGAGTCCGCGCAGCGGATATGAATACCCACCCGTTGGGGCTGCCAACTGCACGGTATTCATAACCGGGCGGAGGCGCAGCACGGGCTGGTCGAGGTTGAGATCCACGCAGTCGACCACGAGGCTGAGGAGCTCCGCGAGCTCCGGCCAGGCACCGCGCTGCCAGAGTTCGCGGATGGAATTGATGCGCTGGGTGGCGCGCACCAGGTCCGGCTCGCGCTGAGCGGCGGCGTCGAGCTCGAAGGTGAGCCGCTCCCGCCGCTGTTCGGCGCCGGCCACCAGCTGGCGCAGTTCACCCGCGCGGCGCTCCAGCACGTCGATCGTCACCGGCAGCGAGCCGTGACTGGCGGCCCTCAGCAGGCCGTCCTCGATCCGCCGCAGCTCCCCGCGCCGGCGAGCGAGTGAGCGCCCCAGGCTGGCAGCCTCCGCCCTGGCCTCCTCCAGTCGGGCCTCGCCGGCGTCGCGCAGCCGGCAGAGCAGCAGCCCGCTGCGGTCGCCCAGGCTGGCGAGCTCGGTCAGCACGGCGTGGTCCAGGGCCGGGGCGCTGACCGCCGCCCGCAGGCTGCCGTCACCGCGCAGTGGCGCACCGGACTCCGTGGCGACGAGCCCGCCCGATCCACGGATGCGGTCGGCACGGTAGTAGTAGGGGTAGCGCACCCCGCCGCGCCCCACGCACTGGCGGCAGTAAAGCGGCAGCGGCTCGCCGGCGCGGCGGGCCGGGCTGGTCAGGGTGTAGCTGGAACAGACCACGCGCGGCAGCAGGTAAACGTACTGGCCGTTCCCGCGCGGGCGGCCGCCGCGGCGCCGGGGCTGGGCTTCACCCTGGGCCGCCTCCCAGAGGCCGCGCTCGATCCGGCACTGGTGCCGCAGCGTCAGCACCTCACCGTCCCGCCAGTACTCCCCCAGGTAGAACGGGTTGCCGAGGATCCGGCCGATGCTGCTCAGACTCCAGCCGCCGCCGCCGTTCGCCGGATGGCCCTCGGCCGTCAGCCAGCGCCGCAGCTCACCCCAGCTGGCGCCGTCCGCGGCGCGCTGAAACATCTCGGCGAGGACGGGCCACTGCGCGGGATCCAGCACGGGCACGCCGCGCTCCTCGCCAGGCCGGCAGCCGAAGGGCGAGCGCGTGCACCAGTAGCCGGCCTCGAGGCGGCGCCGCCGGCCCTCGCGGGTCTTCCAGCTGACGAGCTCGCTGAACCGCTGGGCCTGGGTGACCTCGTCCTCCTCCATCCAGCGCGTCTGGAGGATCGCGGGATCGACCTCGATCCCCATCAGCGGCACGATCCGCACGTCGTAGCGGTCCAGCACCTCCTCGCGGAAGTCGGCGAACTCGCGGACGTTGCGGCTGATCCGGTCGCGGTGCCAGATCACCAGCACGTCGACGGCGCGCGCGCGGATCAACGCGACCACCCGCTGCCAGCCTTCGCGCCGGGCCATGCTGCCGCGTTTGAACGCGGTCAGCTTGTCCTGCTCCTCGGCGGCGATCTGCCAGCCCTCGCGCTCGCAGCGCAGCCGCCCGGAGGCCAGCTGGCTCTCGATGCTGGTGGCCTGCTCCTCGCGGGTGGTGGAGACCCGGGCGTAGATCACGGCGCGCGTCACCGGCGCACCCCGCCCCAGGCCTCGACGGCCAGGCCGGCCGTCACCAGCGCGGTGTTCAGCTCCACGGGCCCGCTGCCGCAGTCGGCCCACAGCCAGGCCAGGGTGCGGCCGTAGTGATCGAACTCCTCGCCGTCCTCGCGCTCCAGGTAGACGCTGCCCGAGCGCTCGAGCACGAACGCCAGCACGAAGGCGGCGGCGAACGCCGCGGCGCTGCCCTCGCCGAGCTCGGGTGTGTTGATCCCCAGCAGCCGGACGTGCAGCTCCTCGTCCCCCTCGACCACCACCACGGTGTCGCCGTCGATCGTCCTGATGTACTCGACCTCGGAGAGCTCCTGCGCCCAGGCGGGGCTGGCCGACAGGATGAGGAGCAGCGCTGCCAGCCACCTCACTGGTGGGCCTCCAGGGTGCCGCTCAGGGCGGTCAGGCAGCTGATGCAGTGGGTGCTGCCGCCGGGGCTCAGGGCGCCGCAGCGGGGGCAGGTGAGCGGCGGTGGCTCGGCGTGGGGCATTGCCGCCGGCGGCGGTGGTTCAGGCTCGCTGGGCGGGGGCTCGGGCTGGGGCGGCACCGCCTGGGCCTGCTGGTGCTCGTGCTGCGCGCGCCGCCACTGGTAGTCGCGTTGCTCGACGGCGCGCTGGGTCTTCACGTCACGTGCCAGCAGGTAGTACAGGACGGCGAAGGGACCGAACAGGCAGCCGCCGAGGCAGGCGTTGCCCTGACTGTGCCCCTTGGCACCTGCCATGTTGACGCAGAGCACGATCCAGACGACGGTCAGGACGGCGATCAGTGCGGTCTCCATCACGCACCCCCACCGGCGTGATGTGGTACAATCCGGCTGGTAGAATCAGCGGAGGTGTGAGGATGAACGCGACGACGCACTGGGACGCAGTCTGTGCCGACTTCCACTTCCCGACGGTCGCCAACGCGACGGTCGTCGGTACGTTCGCCAGCGAGTACTTCGGCGAGCACTTTGGCGACGACTTCGAGCAGATCCTCAGCGTGGTGGCCGAGGCCTGCGCGACCAACAGCCCGGACTACGACGGCGATGACTTCCTGCGGGCGAGCATCGAGGGCTGGCCGGATCCGTAGGTTAAGCATTGAGCAACTCCAGCTGTCGCTGGCAGCCCGGCACCATCGCGGCATACTCCAATTCGAGCGCCCGGCGGTATAGCAGCGCATCGTGCCCCTCAGCGGCAGCGGCTAATACCCGCTCGCGATGGCAGTGATCCAGATCCTCGATGGTCAGATCGCCCGCCAGCCACAGCTTGCAGATCTCGTAGTCCCAGTAAAACGTCGCGTGGCCAGGGGGCGGTGCATCACCATAGCGGCAGTGCCCAACGTCGCATCTGAGTGCCGCGCCGTAGGTCAGGCCGCAGTGCGAGACTAGCTTCGCCACCTCGGGAGTGCTCAGCCAACGGGTCGCCATCTTGACAACCGCCAGCGACGTCCAGGCCAGGGACTCGACGATGCCCTGGCGGCGCTCCGCGCTGTATCGCGGCAGCTCACCGTGGACGTGGCGCTCGATCCCCCGGTACTCCTCGATCAGCTGCTCGGGCGTCAGCAGGCGGTCGCGGCCGCCCTCGGGCTCCTGCCACTTGACGTCGGCCAGCACCCGGGCCGTCACCCACAGCGCCTCGCTGTGCCGGCGCGCGCCCTCGCTGCGCTGCTGCACGTCCCGCCCCAGCTGGCGGACGTCGGCCACCAGCCGGTAGGCTCCCGCCCAGTCCCGTGACAGCGCCGCGCACTCCGCGAACAGCATCCCGAACATGATCAGCCCGTGGTCGTAGGCCGCACCGAGTCTGGCGTCGAGACAGTGCCGCTCCGCCCGGCAGTAGAGCTCGCGCAGCTCCTCGGCGGCCTCGATCTCGCCGCTGAGAGCGTGCTCGTGGGCGAGGCCGACGATGCCCAGCATGATCTCGCGGAAGTGGGCCTCGCTGCGGAGTGCCCCGTTGTCCCACCATTGACGACCGACCAGTGCCACCGATGATCTCCCTGACCTGAGTATACCCGCAGTTGCGTCCGGTTGCGACTTTGTTTTGCGCCGCTGCATGTCAGCCCGTCCGTTCGGTGGTGTCTTCCTCGCTGTCCCGCTGCTCCGCCAGCCGCTCGGCCTCGTCGCCGATGTCCTTCCGCAGCCGGCGGCGCGCGCGGGCCGTGCTGACGCCCGCCTGGAAGTGCTTGTCGCTCTCAAGGCCCAGCACGGGCTCCTCCTCGTCTGCCGGCTCGGCGACATCCGTACTCTCCCGCAGCTGGTCGAGCATCCACTCCGCCCGCTCGGCGCGGCGGCGGAGCTCGTCGACGCTCTCGGCGTCCGGATCGAGCTCGAACAGCCGGTCCATGCTGGCGCCGGCGAGCTCGAACAGCTTGATCAGCGCCTGGACCTTGTAGTTGTCCTGCGGTCCCGCCCGCCACTTGTGGATGGTGGACTCCGCGACTCCGATCTCCTCGGCGAGATCCGAGTACGACCACTTGCGCTGCCGGCAGGCAGTCTCGATTGTCTCCGCGACGATGGCCGCGATGCGCGAGGACTCCACACCCTGATTATAGGTCATATCGGCCACTGTCGAGCCCGCCTGTGCCGTCCTGTCACACATGCACCAACAGTATACCACGACTCGGAGCGGAATCTTGCCACGAGGGGTTGACAGCTCCGATGCGTCGGAGTATACTCTGCTCGGAGATCGAAGCGTAGCATGGAAAACAAGCTGCTAGAGCCCGAGGACATCGCCAAGCGGATGGGGGTCACAGTCTGGACATTCAACCGCTGGTGTTGTCAGGGCAAAGTTCCTGGGGCGATGAAGGTAGGCGGCCGCTGGAAGATGCGCGAGGAGATGTACGACCAGTGGATCGCCGCGCTCGAGGAGCAGCAGCGGAACGGCCAGGGGGTCTCCGCGTGAACGAGGTATCCCGTAGTTTTCCGCCTTTCTCCCCGGGTCGGGTGTGCACCCCGTGCGCCCGGCCCTCTACTCGACATCAAACACACCTACCTCCTCAATCTGGTGGCGGCGCCCCCTTCCAGGCGCCGCTCGCCGGTCCATCGCGGGGGGCCGTCGCACCAACCACAGCGACGGCGGCTCCCCGCCACCAACCCGATATCTCCATCGTGATTGCGGACGGCCCCGCCTCGGCGGGGTCCCGCCTTCCCTTCAGCCTCCGGCTGGAGATCGCCGCCGGCCTTCCCACAGCGCGCGAGGTGACGCGCGTCCGCCGGCGGATCGAGACGCTCGTCGCCCAGGCGATGGGCCTGACTACGCCACCAACTCCTCACGGAGGGGTGGAACCTGCTTGTGCGGCGGGGGGCCGCGGCGCGGGACACGCTGATCCATTGGTCACCTCCTCTGTGATCGGCGACGCGCCGCGGCTCACCCCGGCGGGAGGGCGCCGTGGCTGACGTCAGCCTGGACCGGATCATGCTCGACGGCACGCTGGAAGCGATGGTCGGCGACGACCTGGCGCTGCTGCATGCGGAGCAGTACCCGGTGCTGCTGCGGGCCGCCCACCGGATGCTGGGCGACTGCGAACGCGAGATCGAGGACGTCGGAGCGCGGCTGCCGCTGCTCTACGAGCGCCGCGAGAAGCTGCTGGCGATGATCGGCCGGCTGGAGGGCAGCGAGGATGTCTGAGGACGCCACCCTGCAGGGCCTCGAGGGGCCGCCCCCGCGGCGGCGCTACATGCTGACGGAGAGCGAGGCGCAGCTGATCGACCGCCGGCGGCGGGAGACGCGCGACACCCTGGCGCGGCGCACCTGGCTGAAACGCACCATCCTGGCCAACCTGCGCTACCCGACGGGCCAGAGCCAGCTGCACCGGCTGCTCTGCGCGGGGCGGATGGGGCGCATCAGCTACCACCTGGTCGGCGAACTGCTGCAGGAACTCAGCCGCGAGGGCCGGGTGATCCGCGTCCGCCGCAGCAAAGGCTGGAGGCGGGTGTGATGGCGGAGCAGTCCGAAGTCCGAAGTCCGGAGTCCGACAACAGCGAGATCACGGTGGAGTACTTCGACGTCGGGCTGGGCGGGATCTTCGCCGCTCCCGGCCATCACGACCTCGGAAGATTCTGGGAGGCCTGCCTGGACCAGCATCCCTGGCTCAGGAAGTTCGACTGCTACATCTGGCGGGGCCACGTTTGGTATCTCAAGGTGCCCGACGAGAGCGGGGAGTACGCCTACCTCTGGGAAAACGTGTCAATCGGCACCCCCGGCGCGCTGCCGTTTACGGAGGCGACGATCTGATGAGCGGGGCGGTGCTGAACAGGAAGAGGCGGCCGCTGAGCCAGCTCCGGCTGGCGGTGACGGCGGCGCTGCGCGATGGGCGCTGGCTGACGACCCGCGACGTGGCGCAGCTGACGCACCGGCTGCCCTGCACCATCCTGAACACCCTCAACGGCCTGGCCCGGGACGACCTGATCGTGAGCGACTGCGGCGAGCCCGAGCGCTGGCGGATCACGCCGGCTGGCCGGGCGGCACTGGCGGAGGCCAGAAAGAAATGAGCAATCCACAGAATACGGCTTGTGACGGGCGGTGCGAGGATGGGGCGGCCGAGCTGGGTGACGATCTCGGCCGCCTCGTTCTCGCTTTCGAGCCCCAGCTGCGCGAGGAGCAGGAGTGGACGCTCTGCACGGCGCTGCGGATCCAGGGCGGCGACAAGTTCGCCGCGGCGGTGCGGATCGACGGCCCGCTGAGCGTGATGGAACTGCTGCGGCCGGCGATGACGAGCGGCCCCGGGACGATCGAGCGGATCATGGCGGACTGGCCCGGTCCGGGCGGCCTCGGCGACGTGCACCACTGGGATCGCGGCACCTACCGCCGGATCCTGGTCGCCCTGCACGCCGAGCTCCTGCGCCTGCTCTCCGGCCTGAACATCGGCGTCGAACGCCTGGGCATCGAGC